TAGATTGATTGCTAAAACATTCGTGTTTAGATTGATTTATGGAGGCAGTGCATGGTCATATGCTAATGATCCAAACTTTAAGGACGTAGGTAACGAGGGTTTTTGGCAAAACATCATCGATGAGTTTTATAATAAATATCAAGGACTCAAAAAATGGCACGACAAGATCTACAACGATGCAGTTCGAGATCGTAAGTTAGTGATGCCAACAGGACGTGTCTATCACTACGAGCCTGAAATTAAATACGAGAAAGTTAAGTATCCAAGAACTAAGATTCTTAACTATCCAGTACAAGGTCTTGGTGCAGACTTGATGGCGATTGCAAGGGTCTCACTGAGAAATAGATTAAAAGATAAGGAGGGTATTCAGTTAGTTAATACAGTACACGATTCAATCATACTTGACTTTGATACGAAAGTATGGGATAATATTACATTAGTCAATTTAGTTGACAAATGTTTTGAAGATGTGCCTAAGAACTTTGAGAAGTTGTTTGGTACGAAATTTAACTTACCTATGAGAGTCGAGTGTCAAATCGGCAAAACATGGGGTGATATGGAGGTAGTCGATGCAAATCTCAGTAATTGATGTTGGTACTCCCAACACACACGCAGCAAAAAATGGTAGATCTTATCAGTCTATGGAAGTTACATATAAGAATGATAATGGTCAAGTTCAATCTAAGAAGTTGATGTCCTTTGCTAATCCTGATGTGTTTAAACAAGCACAAACTTGGGAGAAAGGTACTAGTGTAAATGTAAATGCACAGAAGGATGACAACGGATACTGGCAGTGGGTAGGCATTTTAGGTGAAGGTGAAAGTGCTCCTACTCAAACAGGTTCACAACCTGCTAGTAAACCTTCTACTCGAGTAACAGGTTCTAACTATGAAACAAAAGAAGAACGTGCACAGAGACAGGTTATGATTGTTCGTCAGTCTTCTATTTCTTCTGCCGTTACAGCTTTAACTGCTAATGGATCTGTTCCTAGTTCTGAAGACATACTAGGTCTAGCAAAGCAGTTTGAATCTTATGTAATGGAGTAGACATGGAAGCTCTAATTGATATGGACTTAGTTTGTTTTCGATGTGCATCAAGTGCAGAGCAAGATGATGAAGGTATTGCTATATATCGTTTAAACGAGTTGCTTGATCAGATACTTACCAAGACAGAAGCTACATCTTATCGTGCTTTCTTAACTGGTAAGCGTAACTTCAGGAAAGATATTTATCCTGAATACAAAGCTAATCGTAAAGCACCTAAGCCCATTCATTTAGATGCCTGTCGTGACTATGCTATGCAAAACTTAAATGCAGAGTTAGCACCTGATGGTTTAGAGGCTGACGATGCTTTGGGTATTAACCAAACAGATAGTACCATCATCTGTACTTTAGATAAGGATCTCCTACAAGTTCCAGGAAAGCATTTCTCTTGGGAAATTAGTGGTAAGGGATGGATGAGACCTGACAAGTTTGTTGATCAGACAGAACTCGAAGGTTATAGACTCTTTTATCAACAATGCCTCAAGGGAGATACTTCCGATAATGTCAAGGGTATTGAGAAAATTGGTGAGAAAAAATCAGCAGTGATCTTAGCACCTTGTCAAACAGAACAAGAGATGTTTAATACTGTACGAGAGATGTATGGTAATGATGAAGAGTTCTTAATGAACGCAGGATGTTTATGGATTCTTCGTAAAGAAAATGAATTCTTCAAGGATAAATTTAATGCCCTCATTTAGAAGTAAATTTGAGAAAACCGTTTGGGACAAACTTAAAAGAGCTTTTAGAGCTTGTAAGTATGAACCTGACAAATACAAATACATCCAACCTGCTATAGACAGAACCTATGTGCCTGACTTTAAAACTGGAACCTCTGATGTATACATCGAGGCGAAAGGTAAACTAGACTTAGAGACTAGAAAGAAAATGGTATGGTTTAAACAGTGTCAACCTAACATTAGAATTATATTCTTATTTATGAATTCAGATGTTAAGATTCGTAAGGGAAGTAAAACAACGTATGGTGACTGGGCAACTAAAGAAGGTTTTGAATGGCTTGATGCTAGAAAGGATTGGATAAGTGATTATAAAAAACTTATCAAAAAAAGACAATGGTAAATACAGCTTTGAATTAGAAGTAACAGATGAAGAAGCTAAAGATTTATTACACTTTGCAGTAGAACAACTCATTATGATGGGACTTATAGACATTGGTGAAGAAGAGACTATAGTCGAAGATGAGATAGATAACTTTATTAACAATGGAGGAAAACTCTCATGAAGCACTTTGTGATACCTGATTGCCAAGTCAAACCAGGGATTTCGTTAGATTACTTGAAATGGATTGGTAAGTATTTGGTTGACAAACAACCTGAAGTAGTAGTTTGTATTGGAGACTTTGCAGATATGCCTAGTCTATCTTCTTATGATGTAGGTAAGAAAGCTTTTGAAGGACGGACTTATAAAGCCGATATTAGATGTGTTCATAAAGGTATGGAATACTTACTAGGACCTTTATGGAGACTACAAGAACGTCAACGTAAAGCTAAGAAAAAGGTCTATCAACCTCGAATGGTCATGACTCTTGGAAACCATGAAGATAGAATTGATAGAGCTATTAATAATGATCGTAAACTAGAAGAACTTATTAGTATAGGAGATTTAAAATATGAAGAATATGGTTGGGAAGTCTATCCTTTTCTTGATGTGGTTGTTATTGATGGTATTGCTTATAGCCATTTCTTTGCGAGTGGTGTCATGGGTAGACCAATCACATCAGCTAGAACGCTCCTTACTCGTAAGCACATGTCATGCTTTGCAGGGCACCAACAAGGTAGACAGATTGCCTACGGAGCTCGAGCAGATGGACGAGAGATTACTGCCATTATTGCAGGATCATGTTATGAGCACGATGAGGACTATCTAAGTAAGCAAACCAACAGCCATTGGAGAGGATTGTATGTATTACATGAAGTCAATGATGGTGGGTTTGATGAAATGGCAGTGAGTATTAACTATTTAAGGGACAAATACAAAGGAAAGAAATGAAAGAATTATTAACTCGAAAGGTATGTAGAAAGCTTTACAGCTCGTTTAAACATCTTCCACCATTCAATCAATATAACCTACCACAGCCTCATAAGGTAGGTTTTGAGATGATTAAAGAAGGTGAAGCCTATGGTTACTTTATAGATAGCCCTATGAGAATTCAAATTGATACTAAGATGGTTGATAGTTTTAATATGCTAAGTGAAACTATCCTGCATGAGATGATCCACATGACTCTATACATACAGGGTAATAAGAACTATGCAGATCATGGTAAAGACTTTTGGAAGATAGCTGACAAAGTTTGTACAATTTACAATTTTGATAAAAATACTTTCTAAAATAGTGTACATTTTACAATAAATATGGTATAATATAATATGAGACTAGAAAATATATATGAAGAAGCACTTGATCAGGTCAACCAAGGCAAAGGTAATGAACGTCATGGTAATGGTCAAGATTTTATGAAACAACCTTGGGTCAATATTACTAAGACTCATGGTACAGGTTTCTTAACTGGACAGGCACAGAAGAAGATCATGGAAGCAGTAAAAAACAAAGAAGATACTAATTATCTTTGGTATAAACGTGAGATTCTTGGTGCTATTAATTATTTAGCTATGGCATTATTATATGAGGAAAACAACGATGACTCAGTTTGAGAAACATAGATTTAGTTCGAAAGCAAATAACAAGAAGTTTGATGAGAACTTTGATAGGATTTTCAAGAAGGACAAAGAGAAGAAAGATGATAAGAAATCTAACGCATCATGAACTCTGTGAAGAGCTTGAGAAAATGGAGGAAACTGAATTACTAGAACTAATGGATATTAATTCTAAAGAAATAGTAGAGAAGTTTCAAGATAAAATAGAAGATAACTTCGACAAATTACTTGAAGAAGATGATAATTTAAAAGAGGAGATCGATATCGATGAGTAAGAATTTACCAACCGTCTATCAAGACGTGATTGCACTATCTAGATACGCTAGATTTATACCTGAGAAAAACAGACGAGAAACATGGGATGAAACAGTTGATCGTTTAGTTACTTACCTAGAAACAAAAACACCTGAACTAAAGAAAGAACTTAAAGAAATAAGAGAAGCTGTCCTCAATCTTGAGGTTATGCCTTCTATGAGACTTCTTATGACAGCAGGAGAAGCTTGTGAAAGAGACAACATATCTGCTTATAACTGTTCTTATTTGGCAGTCAACAATAAGCGAGCATTTAGTGAAGCTTTGTATATTCTAATGAATGGTACTGGTGTAGGTTTCTCTTGTGAGAGACAAGATATTAATAGACTACCTGAAGTTCCTGACGACATAGATTATTGTGAAGATATTATTGTAGTAGAAGATTCGAAGTTGGGTTGGGCTAAAGCCTTCAAAAAACTTATCTCTTCACTCTACGAGGGTGATATTCCAACCTTTGACTTCTCTAAAGTTCGTCCTGCAGGAGCAAGACTAAAGACATTTGGAGGTCGAGCTAGTGGACCTGATCCATTGAAAAGACTATTTGACTTTGTAGTGGAGACGTTTAAACATGCTCATGGTAGACAGTTAAACTCTATTGAAGTACACGATATTATGTGTATGGTTGGAGAGATCGTTGTAGTTGGTGGAGTAAGACGTTCTGCTTTAATTTCTTTATCTAACTTGACGGATCGTAGGATGCGTGAAGCTAAAATGGGAGCATGGTACAATGATCACCCACATCGAGGTCTTGCGAACAACTCCGTTGCATATACCGAAAAGCCTGACTGTGAAACTTTCATGGAAGAATGGTTATCTTTGGTTAAGTCAAAATCAGGTGAACGAGGTATCTTTAATAGAGTCGCTGCTCAGAATCAAGCGAATAAATGGGGACGTAGAGATCCAAGTCTCTCTTACGGAACCAACCCTTGTTCTGAAATTATACTCCGTGATAAGCAATTCTGTAACCTTACGGAAGTTGTTGTACGAGAAAATGATACAGAAGAATCGCTCGCAAGGAAGGTTCGACAGGCTACTATACTTGGCACTATTCAATCAACGCTAACTAATTTTCAATTCTTATCTGCTGATTGGAAAAAGAATACTTCAGAAGAAAGATTACTTGGTGTATCAATGACAGGTATCATGGATGCAGATATTACATCTAATCCTGAACCTGAAATGTTAGAAAGGTTAAGAGATGTCGCAAGACAAACAAATGAAAAGTATGCAAAGAAATTGGATATCCCTGTTTCTGCATCAATTACTTGTGTTAAGCCTAGTGGTACTGTTTCTCAGCTTGTGGACAGTGCTAGTGGTATACATACACGACACAATGACTATTACTATAGACGAATCAGAATGGATAAAAAGGATCCAATCTATAACTTCTTAAAAGATAAAGGTGTTGAGGTAGAAGATGAAGCCTATAGACCTGATTCTACTGCAGTATTTACTTTCCCTATGAAAGCACCAAGAGGTGCTATGCTACGAGATAGTATGTCTGCTTTAGAACAGCTAGAGAACTGGTTGATCTATCAAGAACATTGGTGTGAACATAAACCATCTGTAACTATTTCAGTTAAAGATGATGAATGGATGGAAGTTGGTGCATGGGTATGGGAGCACTTCGATGATATCTCAGGTGTATCCTTCTTACCACATAGTGATCATACTTACCAACAAGCACCTTATGAAGACTGTACGAAAGAACAGTATGAAGAACTACTAGCTAAGACTCCTAAGACTATTGATTGGACAGAGTTTGTAGAAGAAACAGACAACACAGAAGGAGCTCAAACATTAGCCTGTACAGGAGGGAGTTGCGAAATCTAATGAAAGTCTGTATAATAGGTAGTAGAAGTATTGATAAGGCAGAGGACGTTCTGCCTATCATTGACAAGTTTGTCAAAGAGAACACTACTGGTACTCCAATCTTCCTCCTAGGGAGTGCCAAGGGTGTTGATCCTTTGTCAAAGAAGTATGCTGAATTGCATGGGATAGATGTGGTTTCTTTCCTTCCATATCATTTGATAGACCCTACAGCAGAGTTTGATAGTAAGTACTTTTTTGTACGAACGAAACAGATGATAGATAATGCTGATAGAGTCCTTGCAATTTGGGATACTAAAAGTAAGGGTACTGAATATGCTATTAAGTACTCGCAGAAGAAGAACCTACCCGTGATGGTAGTGAAAGTTCCTAAGTAGGAACATGTAGGGTAGCAGGAGTTCGCCTCTCTCTTGCTACCTTATTTTTTATAGGAGAATTATATGTTTGAATATGTATTAGTACTTTATCTCAATGATCAACCTAACTATATAGGTAACTTTGAGTCATGTGCTCATGCTAATAGATACATACAAAATTGTTACTTTAGTACAGTAGTACCTAGTAATTACTATGTATCATGTCAACATCAAGATTACTTATTTC